GGTCTCGGGATGGTACTCCATGCGCTGCAGATCGGAGGTGACTTTGAGGAGCCCGGGGATCGGCTGATTGACAATATGCGGCTGACAGGCGGGTTGTATTCGTGTATTGAGGCCCTGGCATGGGCCATCTCCATAGAGCTGGAGAGTATAAAGGCGAGCTTGGAATTGTATGAGGTGCACAGGAAGGGGTAAACGGCGCACATTGATTAGTTTTTTCTCTGTGACTCTGTGATCTCTGTGAGAGATTTTTAAAAAACGTCTCACACAGAGGCGCAGAGGACGCAGGGGAGGGGTGAGATATTATGTTATCCTGTACGTGCAATGAATGGGAGGGAGACGGTCCTTGCTGGTTTTCTCCTGATGATTTCCAAAAATTGGATACCTCCAGGCGAAAACGCTGCGGGAGTTGTGGGGTGCTTATCGACATCGGGTCGGAGTGTATTGAATTTGCACGAATGAGGCCACCACGAGATGAGGTTGAGTATAGTATCTGGGGAGAGGACGGCGAGATTCCATTGGCATCCCACTGGATGTGTGAACATTGTGGGGAAATGTATTTCAACCTTGAGGCCATCGGTTATTGCATTGATATTGATTCTAACATGAACACTCTAATGGCAGAGTATCACGAAATGACAGGTTTTCAACGTAACGCGGGAGGTGCAGTATGAAAAAGGTAATAATGGGATTAGCGGTGGTGGTTTTGGTTTTGGGAGTTTGGGTGACGGCCTGGGGGTACCGGGTGACGATTATGGATGATTCGGGGCAGATGCGAACTTACGAGGTCCACGAGGATGGCTCCGGCGGGGCGAATATCTGGAATATGGACACCGGGAAGCTGTATAACAGCCGGCGCCAGGGTAGTGGGCGGTATTATCTTGATATGGATACCGGAAAGTCGTTTACGGTGCGGCCGGACTATCCGTCCGTGGATGTGCCGATTATTATTCCGGGGTTGGAGTGAGGGCGCAGAGAAAATCGCTGGCACGAAACTTGCTTTTCCGCATAACCTCCAAAAACCGAAGTTATGCGGATCTATATAATCACTTGTTATCGTCTTAGAAAGGAGGCTTTTATGCCATTCGTAGATGGAGGATCTTTCACTTTTGCAATGAAAGGGAGTAATGGCCGGAAAGTTTTCGGTGCCCATGCAATAGGTGAATTACAAATAAAAGGAACGTTTCATGCGCAAGGCCCACAACCAATAGACAATGATAGTGGCGCACCTGAATGGGTTGCAGACTATTTTGATAGTCATGCAGATATTGATCAAATTGCCTTATCTGGAAAGGGTCACAGTGTCATATATGGGCGCATTGACGATAACCAAGAAATCGAGCATACCGGCTAAAAACACGCCGTCTGCTCATTTCCACGTTATGAGGAAAGAAATGGAAAAACCGAAGATAGTAGTCATGTGCGGATCATCGAAATTTGTTGAAATTATGGCAGTTGCGGAATGGCTGATTGAGCGCAATGAGTTGGCGATTACAATGGGGTTGAGTTTATTGCCTCAATGGTATCCAGATTGTCCTTCAGATCATCTTGCAGAACATGAAGGCTGCGCCGAAGCTATGGACGAATTGCATTTAAGGAAAATCGATCTTGCCGATGAGATATTTGTCGTCGATTGGGATGGATATATCGGAGAAAGCACGTCCAAAGAAATAAAATACGCTGAAAAAGAAGGAAAATACATACGATATTTTTCAAGTGATTTTGTTGGGCGGCAGGTATGTAAGCTCATAACCACTCATTCAAGCGGAAGCGAAAAAGACTGCTCCGCTTAATTCCACGTTATAGGTGAAAAGATGAGCATGAAATATATTAGAGATACGTATGGGGTTCCAGCAAAGCGGGGAATGGAAATCACATTTCAGAAATGTGAACACGTTGAGCCATCAAGAGGTTGGATTGTCGGGTCAAGGGGACAATATTTGCGAGTTCGATTTGCTGGAAATTTAGGTATATTCACATTGCATCCAACATGGAATATTGTCTACGCTCATATGCCCCCGTCCGTCCTCAGGGTATAACAAGGCTAATCCACCAACCCGCAATCCGTAACCCGCAACTTGGCGCCCTTGGCCCTTCAATCATCAATCAATAATCGACAATCCCGCCCGCCTCGCCTGAAGGCGAAGCCGATGGCGGGCAGGCATCACTCCCTCTTTTTTACCCTTGTCAAGTCTTTTTTTTAAAAATCTACATTTTTTTCTTCCACGATAATTCCCGAGAATGGCCGGGAATACCTCCAGCCGGTTTTTTGCCCACCTGTAGGCCTATCGTTTCAAAAACCCGTGCTATAATAAAAACAGTTTTGAGTTTTGAGTTTTGAGTTTTGAGTTTTGAGTTTAAATGTTAATTGAATAATACCGTGCCGGGTTGATCACCCGGGGGCGGATAACGATATTAAAAGCGGCTGTATGGGGCCATGCTTCTCCGTACAGCCGCTTTTTTTATGAGCAGCTTAAAAAGACGAACTCTAAGAAGACGAATATCGAACATTGAACATCGAACATCGAACATCGAATGATGAATGAAGGGCAAAAACTAATAACTAATAACAGATAACTAATAACCGGAGCCGTAGGCGACATGGCCAACAGACGGACCAAGATCGAGCAGATGGGGCTTGACAGGCGGATTCAGGAGCTGGTGACCGAAGGGCTTTCTGCCCGGCGGATCGCGGCCCAGGTCAAGATCGAAAACCCGGATGCAAAGGTGTCCGAGTCGTCCATTGCCCGTTATGTGGGCAAGGTCCGCAATGCGGCCACGGATGAGGCGTTTAAGACCATCCGCGACCATGTGGACAGGGTGGTGCCTGAGGACCTGAAGGCCCTCGAAGAGATGGAGGGCCAGTGCCTTGAGTGGGCCAGGGAGGCGGGTAAGGACCGGGTAGACCGGATGGCCGATGCCGCAGTCGCTATCATGGGGAAAGTGCAGTTGTGGCGGTGGATGCTAATTTCAGACACGTATTTTACGGGCAAAGACGAGGATATCGATGTCCTGGTCAGAAAGATCATCCGGGAATGCCTGATCTATATGGCCCGGGAGGACCGGCTCCAGTTACAGCGGGACAAGGCTATGAACACGGCCATCAAGATCATCGATCTGAAGTTGAGACAGGCCGGATTATTAGACGATGAGGGAAAGAGCCCGATCTATATCGTGGATCGCACGGGCGGCAAACGTCCGGAAGACAACAAGGAAGACCATTCAACATACAAACCCTATATCGTCGGGAGCAAGAAGGATGGCTGACGGCTGGTTTGTGGAACTCTCCGAGACCCAGGACGCCTTTGTGCATTCCGCTGCAGAGGTGGTCATGCTTATGGGTCCAATGGGCGAGGGTAAGACATTCGCCGGGGCAATCGCCCTGGTCCGTCATGCTGCGAGATGCGGGCGGCCTATAAGAGGCGCACTTGTCAGGGACACCCACCAGAATATCAAGATATCCACGGCGCCCGACATCAGGGAGATGTTCGGGTCCCGGGTTTCATTTCACGACGACGACAAAAAGATGATCATCCATTCCACCCCGAGGGTGGAGATGGACTGCTTCGGTATCGATGACGAGGCCTCCCTGTCAAAATTACAAGGCCCGCAGTACTCGGTGATCTGGCTTGAAGAACCCGCGCCTATTATTGAGAAGGCGAATGCGGGTCTCCCATACGAGGTGTTTGAGATGGCCCTTGCCAGGGCCGCCCGGCAGAAGGGTACCCTGATGAGATTGCAGATCACCCAGAACCCGGCGGATGAGGATCACTGGACCGAGGAATTAGCCGCCGGACCGGATATCCTTGCAGTTGATCCGGAGACCGGGTTTGAGATCCACAAAGAAATCTATCGTATTAAATACCGCGAAAACAAGTTTTTAAACCCCCAGGCCAGGGCCGCCCATATTGCCGCATTCAGCAGGGACCCGGGAAAGAAGGCTCGGTATATCGAGGGCCGGGCCGCCCCGGTGATGAGGGGGAAGAAGGTCACACCCGAGTATAACCCCCTGAAACATTTCAGTAGAGACACGGTTTTACCGGTGGTCAGGGGCGGTATCGGTGTACGCGGCTGGGACGGTTGGCATAGCCCCTGTTGTGTTATCGGTCAGTTTGTACCGCCAGGCAAGCTGTGGATACATGATGTGTGTGCGGGCGATAATATCGGGGTTAAGGAATTAATCGCGGAGAAGGTCGAACCCCTGCTCAACAGCCCCAAGTACAAGAATAATATTTTTGACTGGCGGGATATCGGCGATCTGACCATGCGGACCCCGGACCAGTCCACCCGGATCGAGTCGGCGTCCAAACGGGTGGAGCGTATGCTCAAGACCCGTTTTGAACCGGGACCCACCCGATGGGTATCGCGGATCGATCCACTCAAAACCTCACTTCTCATGTCTGCCACAGACGGCTCCCCCAGGATTTTTATTTCAAAGTCGGCATACCTGCTTCACCGCGCCCTCAACGGCGGCTGGCACTGGAAAAAAGATAATTCCGGAAACATCGTGGGTACCCTGCCTGTCAAGGACAAGTTTTCGCATCCGGGCGATGCGTTTGCGTACATGGTGAGTGTGCTATTTCCGTATGTCAAGTTGCCGAAAAATAAAAGACTCAGTCTTGAAGAGAAGATGAAAAAGACGAAGTTGGCGCGGTCTTATCGCGGAGGGAATTACGGGGGCCGATCGAGGGTTGGGATGAGAGCGGTGGGGTAGGATTGATGATTAGGGAAAAAGTCTCTCGCAGCAGGGACACCGGCGAAGGCGCAGCAGGAACGGCGAAGGCGCAAAGGGAAAAAAAGGCTCTCACAGAGCACACAGAGATCACAGAGTTTTTACGAATAACTAATAACTAATAACTAATAACCAGCCCGGAGGGCTGCAATGGGGAAGTACGACAGGTATTGGGAGATGACGGAGGGGGGGCCCTATGATCAGGAGGGTGAGAAGAATGAGATCTTTAAGTGTAAGGACTGCGGGGCCGAGACCTTTCCGGATGAGGGGCATAATGGCGAGCCGGATCCCCGGGGCTGCCATGCCGGCTGTAAGTCCAGGAGTGAGGACTGGGCGCCGGGGAGAGTGAGCAGGCCGTACAAGGCGAATTTTGACCGGATATTTCCGAATGCGTTGGGCGCGCGGATTTAGCAATCAACAATCAACAATCAACAATCGAAAGGGGTGGAGGAAACAGGTGGCTAAACGATCGATTAAGAAGGGAATGAGGAGGATGGGTGTGGACAATAGTAAGGATTTCAAGACGATGCAGGATGCGGCTATGGCGGCGGGTGGCCCGAAGATGATTGTGGGTGATGACAAGATGAGGGAAGAGAAGTGTTTGGCCGAGATTAACAGGGCTTGCAGTGCGTATGACTGTATGATGATTGCCGAGATGACTGTGGGGGGGACCACCGGGATTTTATCCCGGGTGAAGATACAGGCGAAACCGCGCACAGTGCCGAATGCGGACTGAACAATCGAATAACGAATAACCGAGGTAAGCGAAGACTCCGATGATAAATGAAGGGAAAAAAAGTCTCTCACAGAGACCGCAGAGATCACAGAGTCTTTTATTTATAAATCTTTTCTCTGTGTCCTCTGTGTCCTCTGTGAGAGAAAATCTTTTAAACTTTGTATCTTTGCGAGAGGTAGGTTTGGAGACTGAACCATGCCGATAAAAATGGCGGATCCACAATTTGAGCTTTTGAACCGGAAACGGGAGATGGATACCCTTTCTCCGTTCAAGGTACGTGATGACCAGGAGCTGAAGGAGCGGGAAGGGGCGGCCCGGGCCTATGCGGGCGAGAACGAGCAGCATTTTGTGGACTATTGCAACGACTGTATCCAGCAGTCGGTCAAGGCCCAGGCCCGGATACGCAGGATCCAGAACGATTGCTGGAATGTTTATCACGAAAACGAGCCCGAGTCTTACGCGGACAAGGAAGATTGGCAGTCGCGGTATGTGGCGCCCAAACCGTTCCAGACGGTCCAGTACGGCGCCGCGGCAGTCAAAAAGGCGTTTTCCCCCAATTATCTGAGTGTGGAGAACGCCACCAATAAGACGGCGGCCGATTTCCACCAGAAGGTCATGGAGAGACATCTTAACAGCACCCACTCCGATTTTGTGATCCGGTTCACCGATGCCGTGACCATGGGTCTGGCCGTGGGCGTCAGTCTTGAGATGATCCCCCGCTGGGTACCCGGCAAGGGGCTGGAATTCGCCTTAGTGGAACCGTGGAAGATACAGCGCGACCCGGATGCCCTGGCCCGTGACTGCCAATCGGGGATCTACTGGATACACCAGGAATGGCTCGATTATTTTGTACTGCTCAAGGGCGAGAAGTCGGGCCGCTATTTTGACGTGGCCCGGGCCAAGGAAACGGACGGCGAAGACCCACAGAATCCCTTTATGACAAAAGATGCGATCTCGGCCCGTAAGAATATGATCTGGGAGCGGTCGAAGTTCCGGAAATTGATACTCACCTCCGAGTTCTGGGGGATCATCCTGGATCCCAAAGGTGAGGTTCTGCTGCCCAGGGCAACCTATACCGTGGCCGGAAACCGTGTCATCCAGAAACCTAAAAGCGTTCCCTATAAACGGCTCAGATGGCCGGGTATCTCTTTTTCAGCGCTGCCGGGTCTTCTCGCATTCGG